CCCCCCCTTCTAGTTTAAACTACGGAGAAATGGCCTGTAGCAAAGATGGGACTATCTATGTAGGAAATAGTGATAACGACCCTGTTAGCAGAGTTAGTTATGCTGTTTCTTCTGGTACAGCTAATTCAGCTACTACTGCTACGACAGCCACAAATGCTACTGGTGTGACGGGCAATATTAAGGGATACAGTATTTCAAATGCCACAAACGACCACTATGCTTGGTGGCTAAGTTATGGCGGAACTGGTAGTTATGGTGGAGCAAAGAAATATTTTGCCTGTGTCCATGCCGACCAAGCTGACTCTGCTAGGGCTTCAAATATAACTATGAGTTATAATGGGAATTTGTGGATTAGTTATTCGTAAGGAGGAGTTCCTCCTTACAAGGAGGAAATAACCTATGGCGATTAAAAATAAACGACAGCAAAGCACTACTGCTTCTCCAGCAGCTCCAACCTCTCTTAATTATGGAGAGATAGCAATTGCGAATGATGGAACTTTATATGCTGGGGATAAGACTAATAAAGCTGTTAGTCAAGTTAAATTTGCTGAAACATGCGATTTAGCTGGAAATGCGGTAAATGCTTCGGCGGCAGATAGTGCAGAAACAGCCACTAAAGACGCTTCTGGAAATACAATAACGACTTCTTATGGTGCTGCTATTGATGTTAGTGGTAATACTATCAGATTAAAAGCTAAGAGCGGTGCAGTCCTAGCCACTTTAACAGTTCCATTTGCGACTAGAATGAGTTATCCAAATGGTTTTAGTGGAGAACAGGCATCTGCTGGAGACGGCTGGGGCAATCAAACCGGGACTTTTATTACGGGTTGGTCAACTGCTGGAGGCGGAGCAATAAGTTTCAGAAATAATAATCCGTCTAGTGGGAAAGTATCTATGAAAATAGATGGAGTTATATACCAAAATGAAGGAACAAATAAAGTAGTTGATTCAAGTAATTTTTCATATAATGGGAACTTGTATATAAATGTTTAATTGAGGGGTGATATATATTGGCTTTATTCTACAACAATACGCAAGTATCAACAACTCAAAATGTATATTTAAATAGCCAGGCATCAAATCAAGTTTTCTTCAATAACAATCTCGTTTGGCAAAAAGATGAATCTATATATCCCGGTTATACTTGGAATAAAAGAGGAAGTGTTCTTAGTGAAACTGGAACCGCGCCGCCAAGTGTAATTCAGCGTCCTGTATCTGGTAATGTTGGTAATGATAGTGCTGTATATGCAGTTGTAAATCTTACTCCTTGGAATAAAATATATTTTGATTATTCTGTCTATTGGGTTGAACCATATTCTACTGGAATGGTTGGAATTGGCAACTTTGATACATATAGTGTAAATGGTAGTTGGCCAAACGTTACTGGCATTGGATGGGACAACTCAATCAATACATACCACACAGACCCAAATGGGCAGGGATGGGGTAATGGTTCAGTATCAAAAAGATTTACGCTTACATTAGATGTATCAGGATTTCAAAACAGTTGGGCCGTAGGTATATTTGGCAGAGCAAGTTCTACGGTTCAAGCTACAATTCATCTTGTATTAAATAAATGTTGGTGTACCAAATAAGGAGGAAATTATAATGGTTAAAATTAAACTTTCAAATGGAACAGAATATGAAGTTCTTCCAGTGACAGCAGTCTATCCTAGTTATTCATCAAATTCTAGAAGTAGAATGGAGATTCATATGCCTCTTGATGCCATGACTGATGCGGAATTTATTGCTTTATTTTCAGATAAAGACCTAACAAAGAAAATCTCAATTATCAATACAGAAACAGATAGCAATATCACTTATGAAGGATATAATGAGCCTTTTTCTATTGGAGTAAGTAGATATGATACTACTGTTGTTGCCACAGGAGAACCAGTAGAAGAATACCACCTAGTAGCAAATCTTGAACAATTGACATATCAAGAAGCAGATGTAAGAAGAATGAAAGAAATTCTAGAACAAATGAGTAAACAAGCGTAAGTATCGTAATATAGGAGGTAGTTTATATGGATTGGTCAACAATTCTTCCTTTTATCCTCACTTTAGGAGGACTTATTTTACTTGTCCTATCAAATAATCTAATTGGTGGTTTCAATGCGATAGCTGAAGGAACTTTTGATAAAGAAAAAAGTAAGAAAGGCATTATTAAAGCAACAGGAATCCTTCTGGGTCTTATTGCTGGCTATGTGGCTGGGATGATGGTTCCAGATATTTCAATAGTAATGGTAAACGGGCAAACGATGACTATGGCACAGGCCGTGTCAGCAATTATTACTGGTGCTTACGGTGTGTATGGCTATAAATTTGTTCAAAAGTGTGTTGAAGCTTTGCAGTTAAAAATAAATACAAACCCAATAGATAGTGGAGAAATAGATGAAGTTGCTTCTAAACAAAGGGGTAGCTAATACAAATATAGGAGAAAAATATGTCTATTTATACAGGAAGAACTCAAGTCCCATTTTATTATAGTTGCTATGGTTACACAAGAGGGAATGGGAAAACTTGGCATGGAGGCATAGACTTAGTAGGATTAGATAGCACAACTATTCTTATGCCAGACTATGATGGCAAGTCTATTAGCGGAACTGTAGTTTCCTCTCGTAAAGTAGACAAAAGTAGTGGAGATTTAACTTGGGAGTGGGGTTGGTATGTATGCGTTCAGCTAGATACTAATCAAACCCCAGACGCGGTTAATTTTCTCTACTTCTGCCACAACGAAAGGAATTTAGTAAAAGTAGGACAAAAAGTAAAAACAGGAGACTCAATTGCTATTATGGGCAACAGTGGCAATGCTTCACTTGCTAATCCTCCAATTAAACATTGCCATTTAGAGGTTCGCGCGACACGTAGTGGAAAAGGATTAGACCCAACTCACTATGCTGGTTGCTCCAATAGCACTGGGATTTATGGAAGTTCTAATAATACTACTCCAAATCAAGAGTTTAGAGGAATTGATGTATCTAAATATCAAGGTAGAATAGATTGGAGCCAAGTGAAAAATGCTGGCTATAATTTTGCTTTTATCAGAGTAGGATATTGTAATTATGATGGAACGATAAATGAAGGATATGACCCATATTATGAAACTAATATGGCTAATGCTATTGCTGCTGGGTTAAATGTAGGTGTATATGTATATTCATACGCAAAAACTACTTCTGCGGCTGAGGTATGCGCGCGAGCGGTTTTAGAAAAAATAAAACCTTATAAATTAACAATGCCTGTTGCTTTTGATTTTGAAGATAGTAAGACTTACGCTAGTTTGGGTAAAACAAATAATACGGCAATTTGTAAAACTTTCTTAGACGTGATTCAAAATGCTGGATATTATGCTATGATTTATACTTATACAAACTTTGCCAATAGCTATTTGGAAATGTCTAATTTATCTTCTTTTGATACATGGATAGCAGACTATCGCGGTTACGTTGGATATAAAGGTAGCTATGGTATATGGCAATATAGCTCAAAGGGGACTGTCCCAGGAATTAGTGGAAATGTAGATATGAATATTGCTTACAAAGATTATCCAGCTTTAATTAGTGGCGGTTCCACAGGAGGTGGAGATGTGGAGAATTTATCTGCTTTAAGATACAGAGTAAAGATTGAAAACAAATGCCAAGGTTTTGGTTCAAAAAACGTAGATGATGTAATTAAGATAAATGATTCGAGCTATCTTCCTATTGGAGATTATAAAATTCTTAGTAAAGAAAATACTGTTGGCGAACAAGGTTTTTACTGGTGTGAGATTAGGCTACCAGACGGGCGCTCTTGTTATGCCGTGTATAATCTTCCAGACGGTAGATGCGAAATAGTAGATGCGACTATTGATGTTCCAGTAGAGAATAAATCTTTAAAGATTATTACCGCAAATAAAAATCAAGCCTTCTTATCTCGTAATACAAGCGACGTTGTGAAATTTGGAGACAGTAGTTATATTCCAGTTGGAGTATATCCTTTAGTAACAATTGATACAGAAGCACACGACGAAGGATTCTATTGGTGTCAATTTAAATATACAAATGGTAATTCTTATTACGCAGTATATAATTTACCAGATGGAAGATGTGAAATAATTGATACGCCTGTTGAACCAGAACCAACGCCAGACCCAGAGCCAACTCCTGAACCAGAGCCAGAGCCAGAGGTTTCTCGCGAGGAGTTCAACGAGGCAGTAGAGCGTATTGACGACTTAGAAGAAATCGTTAATAATTTAAGTAAGGTCGTAGAAACTTTTGGAAATCAATTAGACGCTTTGAGTATCGAGATTCAAAATCTACCAGATTATTCAAAAGATATAACAGAAGTTAATAATAGGGTAGATAATATTTATGATTGGGTTCGCTCTTTTGGAGAATAACTCATTTCTTTGACTTTTTTACCAAATTATGCTATAATAATTATAGAACGATAGGAATTGGTTTTGAGTGCAAACTCATTTTTATGTTTTTGTGGTAAACTACATAATTTGAAAGAGTCTTTGGAGATTGAGTTGCTCTATAAAAGATTCTAACTTATCGTTCTAAAGGGCTGGTCGCGAGACCCTGGTCCATCTTTAGGAGGGGAAGTATCCCCTCCATTTTATGCGGTAGTAAGCCTAATGGTAAGGCAGTTGTTTGCTAAACAATCAGTAGTCGAGTAAAATCGGCGTGCAGGTTCAAGTCCTGTCTACCGCGCCATTTTAGAAAGGTGGAGCTTATGATTAAATTAATTATTTTGCTTGGTGTTGTTTTTACAATCGTTTGTTATAGTTGTTTGGTTGTAGCAGGAAGGTGTGATAAATATTGATAAATATTATTATTCCTTATTATAATGCTAGTGCTACGATAGAAAGAGCATTACATTCAATAGCAATGCAAACAGCTTATAGAAAAGTAATTGTAACAATTGTAGATGATTGTTCTGACGAACTTATTGAGCATTGGGATAGCAGAAATGAATTAATAGTTAAAAATTCTACTGAAACTTTTCTTTATGAATGTATTTTTCCTAAATTTTCTTCCCTTAATATAAATTATTTATGTAGTGATGTAAATTTAGGACCTGGCGCGGCTAGGAACATTGGACTTGAAAATTCATTTTGTGATTGGATTATGTTTTTAGATTCGGACGATGCGCTATCAAGTCCCATTGCTATTGAAACTATAAACAAGGAAATACAATTGAATCAACCAGACATTTTTATTACTAGATTCCAACAACAAACTTTTTCCACTCTAATTTCAATGAAGTTAGATAATACAACCTGGCTACATGGGAAAGTATTTAATAGAAATTTTCTTGATGTAAACAAAATTAAATTCCCGGAAATTAGAGCCAATGAGGATTCGGCCTTTTGTTCTATTGCTTTTAAAAAAGCAAAAAATATTAAACAATTAGATTTTATTTCTTACGTATGGATAAATAACAGAGAATCTATGACTCGCGCGGATGAAGATTATTATGGTAATTTTTTAACAGAATACATTGCTGGCCGAGAGTTTGTATATAATTATTTATTTAAAGAGTTCGGAGAATCAGAAGAACTCACAGATGAATTACTTACAACTTGTCTTAATATTTATTGGCAATTTATTGATTTGGAAAATTATAGGCCAGAAATGGTGGATACCTATTTAAAAGAAGTCAAAAACTATTTGAAACTAACAAATTTAAATAGTTATTTGAAGGATAATAACTTTCTTCATCGTTTAAAAATCCGATATTGGGATAAAAAGGTAAAGCCCCATTATGGGCCTCTTATTCCAGACATTGGATTGATAGAATTTTATGAATCTCTATATTCCGGGATTTACAATTGGGGTGATTAGAATGGCGAAATGTGGAACAGGGACAAAATCTTCTGGAGGGAAGAAGCCGAAGAAAGGAAAGTAAACTATTTAAGGATTGTAAAATGAAAAAGAAAGTTGATAATTTAGGAAGAATTATTTTACCTGCGGAAGTTAGACGTGACCTTGGGATACAAGTTGGAGAAGAATTAAATTTGGATGTTGATGATGGAAAGATTATTTTGTCTAGACAGTCTTCAAAATGTGCAATTTGTGGAAGTGAAGAGGTTTGGTATAAGATTAAAAATCAAGGACTTTGCAGGGAATGCTTTAAAGAAATAAGATGCATTGAGGAACAAGAGTATTGATTACTCTTGCTTTCTTATTACAGTTCTATTGGAGGCGATAAAATGAGAGCTAGATATTATTCTGAAAAAAGAATAAGAGAAGAAGCTGGAAATGTTGAAATTATAGAATCTGCATATCCAACAGAACGACTAATGAAAAATAATTATGTCCATACTGGCATATATAACTTTGAAAAAATTGCAAAACAACAAGAGAAAGCTCTTCCAACGACAGAACTTAGAAAAAGAATGGAAGATAAATTTAATGAAGAAATAGCAAAATCCATTTCAAGAGAAAATAAAATTTATGCGCTTAGAGGCGTAGATAGCCCAGAAGAATTAACCGAATCGTTATCACTTTCTGCTTTTGGAGAAAAAGTTTGGGATGATTTAAATTTATACAATTTAATAGACGAACTTATAGATAAAGCAATTAAAGAAGGCTCTACATATGACGGAAAAGATAATAAGCAAGCTATAAGTGGAGAGAAATTTAATAGCGAATTACAATCGTTATTTAATGAAAAGATGAGTAATCTTAAAAAAGATTATGATAAACTTTACAATCCTCTATTTGACGGATTTAAAGTTAATAATGTAATTAAAGTAAAAGAAAGAGAAGACATTTACTTAGAGACATTAAAGAAAACTCCGTTAGCATACTTTTCTAATCTTTCAAATTATCAAGGAGCAGTTGGCGAATTCGCTACGCTGATAGATAGTGTAGCAATGTCTTCTGTGAATGAAAATAAAATCGTCACAGAGTTGTTTAAAAAAGGATTTAATTCTCCACATATAGAAGTTGTTGCACCGCAAGGAAAATCAGATATTTCAATAAATTCAATAGGACTATCTGTAAAAAATTATAGGACAGAAGAAACCGGTGTTTATAATTTGTCGCTACACAGTGGAAAATCTTTACAAGAAACATTTATACAAGATTTTTCAGAGATAACAAGTCAACAAAATTTTGATTTGCAATCAATTTTAGAAGAAAATAATTATAATTGGGACATATTAACATACTTTTCTTATATGTTTGTTAACTTATATGCTTTTAGTACATCTGGAGGATATTCAAATATCGCAGCAAGACAAGAAAAGGGTGGACAAAATATTACAAAGAAAGATAAAAATATATTTTCTCAATATACTTTTATTACCGATTTTTTGAAATACTCAACTATTTATTGGATAGGAGAAAAACTTTTGGATGCTTATTCAAAAGATGGCCAAAATACTGACCCAGTAGCCTTTATGGTTCTGAATAAAAAATTGATACCTGTATCTAAAATTTTAACTGCTGTAAGAGATGATTTGGGAACGGTATCTACCAATATATATTTTACTGGGTCAACATCATATAATCCCAATGTTATGCGTGAACAAAAGTATAGAGTGATTAGACAACTAAAGAAAAATGAAAAAGGAAATTGGCAAGGGAAACGTTATCCAGACCCTCTGCTTCAGATAGGGTCATTAGTTGGAAATTCAATTATTAAAAATGTAAAATTTAATTTAAGAATGAAAATTGACTATAACGCTTTTTGACTTTTGAATAAAAATGTGATATAATATTTATAGTAAGTTGAAAGGAGGTAGCTCGATGGGAAAGGTTCTACATATAACAGATGCTTATTTTAAATTACCAGAAGATTTTGAAGGCACTCTATCGGATGCTTTGTTTTTGTTTTATAGAGCAAGAGCTAAATCCGAACAACTTAATGAGATTACTACCGAAGAGAATATAAACATAGCAAAATTCAATGAATTAGAAAATAAAACATATTCTATTTCTTTTGAATTTATCGAGTCTAATAATTGACTTTTTGGTAAAATTATGCTATAATTAATATAGAAAATAAAGAAAGAGGTAAATTTTATGAAATCTATTTATAAGTGTGAATACTGTGGCTTTCTCTGCGAAGATAAAGAAAAAATGATTGCCCATGAAAAGGAGTGTCTTAAAAATACAGAAGATGAAATTATGGAAGTTTTTGATGACTTTTATGATGAACTTACATATTTAGCGGAAGCATACTCCGAAGAAGTGATTAGCTCTGCTATGGCTCATTGGGTAGAAGATAAAATTAAGGATTATGATGACAATGCTGCTAAGATGATTTTTGGTTCTTTCAATACAGATAATTGGAAGGAGATTGAGAAAAATCTTCAAGAGGCGCTAAATAATCTAAATCATATTGATTGCGATTGTCATAAATGTAAAGATGATGATGATGATTTCCGCGCGAAAGTTAAAGATGTAATCAATAAAAATTCTTCTACTCGTGTTGAGGTAGATAAAGATATGAAAGAATTTAATGATTTTATTGAGAGTATTTTTTCTTAATAGGGGTTAATACCCCCTTTATGCGCCATTAGCATAATAGGAGAATGCACGCGCCTTCTAAGCGTGAGATTGGATTAGGGTTCGAGTCCCCCATGGCGCACCATTACTATTAGAGGATTTACAATCCTCTTTATGCACGTCGGCCCGGACGGTTAAGGAGCAGTCTGCAAAACTGTTATTTAAAGTGGGTTCGACTCCCACGGCGTGCTCCAAATTTTTGACTTTTAGATAAAAATATAGTATAATAGATATAGAAAAATTGAAAGGGGAATTTTATGAATAACATTACATTGACAAAGAGAGGTAAAGTAGACACTAGGGTGGCAATTCCTATCAATAATCGCAAGTTTATGCGTAAGCGCGCTAAGCAGAAAATGGAGAGGGAAGGAGTCCCTCATATGAATCGTGATGTAATTTTCACCAATCCCATTACTGGGGTTAAAGAGAATTACGGCTCTTATTTCTCTAATCATTGGAGGGAATACGGAGAGGCGTAAGTCTCTCTTTATCGGGACGTAAGTCAATGGAAGACGGCGATATTTGGGATATCGTAGCTGGGAGTTCGAGTCTCCCCGTTCCGACCATATGGGTTTAGTGGTGTAGATGGCAAGCATACTTGACTGTGACTCAAGAGACACGAGTTCAATTCTCGTCTTTACCCCCACGTCGACAACGGGAGCGGCGACGTTAAAAATCCACTTTCCACTATGGGCTTGTAGCAGAATGGCATATGCGCTTGGCTAAGGACCAAGGTCTTTTGTGGGTTCAAATCCCACCTAGCCCACCAAACAAATAAATGTGGAGGTATCCTATGTCTTATCGTATGAACGTTTTCTAAGTTTCTATAAAAAGGAGGTTAGAAAATGAGTCGTTCTTATAAAAAAACTCCATGGAGCGGCGATAAAAAAGGCAAGGAAAAGAAGCGAATCGCAAATCATAAAGTACGTCAAAAGTTAAAAAATAATTTAGAATTAATTGTCCAACAAGGAGAATATAAAAAGCTTTATGAAACGTGGGATATTTGTGATTATGGATGGATAATAACTTTTGAGGAGTTTATGGAAAGTGAATGGAAGAATTATCGCTGGTTAAAAATAAATTTCCCTGACCGTGTCATTGAAGAACCAGATGAAAAGCAATGCTATCGCATTTGGTTAAAATTTTATCATAACAAATAGAGAATAAATTTCTCTATATGCAGTAGTAGTTTAATGGTAAAACAGATGCTTGCCAAGCATCAATTAGCAGTTCAATTCTGCTCTATTGCTCCAGTAGGGTTTCTATTGCCCAGACATATGAGAATAGACCTGCGCATATTCGTGGTTAGGAGTATGCAGTTTCGAGATTTTCTATAAAATCTCACCATGCCTTCGTAGTTCAACGGTAAAACGGTGGTTTAGTAATCCTCTGTTGACAGTTCGATTCTGTCCGAAGGCTCCAATATATGCTCTGGTGTATTCGAGTGGTACAGAAAACAGACTTTGAATCTGTCGTAATCCGTCTTGAACGGTATGAAGGTTCGACCCCTTCCACCAGAACCACTAATGTCCCATAGTGCAATGGTAGCATATCTGGCTCTGACCCAGAAGATAGGAGTTCGAATCTCTTGGGGACAACCATATATAGAAAGGAGATTTTTATGAAGCGTTACAAAATTGGTCTTGAGACAATGACAGATGTTCAAACTTTTATTCAACTCGCGCAGCAGTTTCCAAAAGACTCTCTTCGAGTAGCAGATAGCGAAGGACATGAAGTCAGTGCGCAATCAATGCTTGGCATGCTTTACTCTCTTGAGTGGAAGGATACATTCCTTTATTCAAAAGATGAGAATGCGTCGGTATATGATGCATTTGCCTCCTTCGTGGTAGAGTAAACTCTACCTTTATATGCGTCCTTAACCCTAATTGGTAAGGGATTGGCCTTGAAAACCAATAGTAATCATAGGAATATGGTGTCTCAGTTCGAGTCTGAGAGGACGCGCCAGAAGTTTCCGGGAATAAAGCTATAAACCGGCGGTATGTTGGTATCGTTAATGGGAAGTCTGGATTTTTTCTTATTATTTAACTAGATAGATAATAAGGGTTAGTCAGAATTAAACGAGGAAACTCTAGTCTCCATCTCATGCCCAAATACATGCGTCTTTAATCCTAATGGTAAGGAGCTTGTCTAGAAAACGAGTAGTAATCGTAGAAATACGGTGTCTTGGTTCAAGTCCAAGAAGGCGCGCCAACCTGCTTGGTGTAATGTGAGCATCCCGGCTTCCAAACCCGGTGGTAGGAGTTAAAATCTTCTAGCAGGTGCCATAGAAATTAATATTTTTAATTTGTAGAGAAAGGTATATCCTTTCTCTATTTTTTTTATGAAAAAAAAAACGATTTTACTTTAAAATTGAATAACGAAGGTGGTGATGTAATGGTAAACTTTGAGTATAAAGTAGTTAAATTATCAGAAGTATTTTCTGTAAGAGATACAGATGTATTAAAGGTTCAGGTTGGTGAAGACGATACTGTGGAAGTTAAAGGGTCAATAGACAGAGAGAATTTTGAACCTTTGACAGCAGTTAATGACAACGGGTTGATTATTACAAAACCCATTACCAAGAAAGGACTCTATACTTTCGATATCAATGGTTTGGCAAAAATAGAAATTACGAAAAGTTTAGAATCAACCCCTGTAACAATAGTGGGGGTGAATTAAATGCCGGCTGATATACTTGCGAGAGGTATGGCAGCAAATGCGCTAAAGCAAATAGAGGATATAGCTGTTGGCACGTCAGAAGCAAAAATTATACACCGTAATACACATTACGAATTTCCGACTGTTGGAAATGTAAATTTTTTGTATATAGCAGATAAGGAAAATCTTAGTTATAGATGGGATGATATTGAGATAAAATACTATCCATTAACTATTGATTATACCCAATCTGAAATTTTAATGAATGGAGGGAAGGCAAATGGTTGAATTTAATGGTAGAATAGTTTTAAGAAATGACACTACTGCTAACTGGACTGCCAATAAAAACACCGTTCTTCTAAAAGGTGAAACAGGTTTTGAATTCCATGAAGATGGTTCTGTAACAATGAAAGTTGGTGATGGAGTTAAGACCTGGGGACAATTAGAGCCTTTTGCCCCTGGTTCTGCATCTAAGACTAATTTCTATGAGGCGGAGCTTCAAGAGGGAGAAAGTGATATACAAGCCTTAACAAGAGTTGTTGGTGAAAATGAATTAGTAAAAGGAGATATTGGAGTAGTAAAAAAACTTATCTATAATGATAAGTATGAGTATACTGCTTATTATTACGACGCTACTTGGAAAGCGTTAGACGGGAATTACAATGCTGAGAACGTATACTTCGATAAGGATTTATTAACAACTTCTGCTATTGGTAATATAACTTTATCAAACGGACAAGCTACAATTTCAGCAAAGGGAAAAAATTTAAAACAGGTTTTTGATACAATTTTTGTAGAAGAAAAAAACCCTTCTATCACACAACCTTCCGTTTCTGTATCGCTACCACAGGCTAAAGCTTATGAGGTAGGAACCAAAGTAACTCCTTCTTACACAGCTACTTTAAATGCTGGTTCTTATTCCTATGGTCCAGCTACTGGTATTGTTGCTACTTCATGGGCAGTTTCCGACACAGATTCAAATAATGCTGTTACGAATACTGGTAGTTTTCCAGAAATTACAGTAGGAGATGGAACGAATTATAAAATTACTGCGATAGCTCAATATGAGGATGGAGCTATTCCAAACACGAACACTGGTAACCCTTATCCATCTGGACAAATTAAAAAGGGTTCAAAAACAGGAGCTTCTGGCACTATCACTGGCTATAGAAATTCTTTTTATGGGACTCTTGAAGAAAAAACCGAACCAGATTCTTCCGTTATTAGAGGATTGCAAAATAAATCTAATAAAGCTTTAGCTAATGGCGCGAAATTTACTGTATCCATTCCAGTTGGAGCTTTGAGAGTTGTAATTGCATATCCTGCGATATTAAGAGATGTAACTTCTATTACGGACGTAAATGGAATGAATGCAGAGATAAAAGGTAGCTTTACAAAAACCACAAAATCAGTAACTGACGCAGCAGGTGTGAATCCTATTGATTATAAAGTCTTTACTTTAGACTTTGCTAATGCTAACGATACTCAAAATAATTTTAGTGTAACAATTTAAGAGGAGGGAAAAAGAGTATGTCTTTGGATTTTGGTAAATTAAATTTCTCAGTTAGCTTTAATCCTACAAGTGCCTTCCCTCTTGATGCAAGAAGCTATTTTGAGAGTTATGAGAGCGCAGTTGCGGCAGCTGCAACTGCTATGCCAGCGGGTGACTCAACTACAACATATTACTACGGTGAAAATATCTGTGTTGTAGAAGATAATGTTGCAACATTATATATTATTCAACCAAATAAAACTTTATCTAAAGTTGGCGGAGAAATTAAAATTGATGCGAATCAATTTGCTTTAGATAGCGGAGGAGCATTAAATCTTTTAGGATTTGCCGATGCAGTAGCTGGCGCGCAGCTTGTTAAAAGTGCAGAGGGAAAATTACAGTGGGTAAAGCCAGATACTTCTACTGTTGAGGGATTAGCAACTGAGGTAGCTGCTTTAAGAAGTGATGTAACCACCCTCCAAGGTAACATTAAAAATGTTTATACAAAAGCCGAAACAGATTCAGCTATTTCTTCAGCTATCGCTGGAGCAAGTCATTTAAAAAGACAAATTGTCGAATCTCTTCCAGAAGTAGTAGAGGCAGACGCGAACACAATATATATGGTTCCAAAGACCTCTGGTTCAGGGCAGAATACATATGACGAGTATATGGTCATTAATGGGGCATGGGAGATTTTAGGCAATACAGATGTTGATTTAACCCAATATGTAACAGAAACTAAACTTGGAACCGAACTAGATAAAAAAGTTGATAAGGAAGAAGGTTCTAGACTTATCACTTCAACAGAAGTTACTAAATTACAAGGAATAGAAGCAGAAGCGGAGAAGAACATCATTGACTCTGTTACAGGAGAATTTTCTATTTCCGACCAAAGAGAACTTTCTATTACTGCTATTGCTCAGTCTAAAGTTACTGGACTTTCAGAAGCATTAGATAATAAGGTGTCTGTTGAATTAGGAAAAGGGTTATCAGCCAATGATTTTACCGACGACTTAAAGGGCAAATTAGATGGTATTGAAACAGGCGCGCAGGCTAATTTAATTGAAGTTATCAAAATTGGAGAAAAACCATTGCAAATTTCAGAGAAGGCTGTAGCTCTTCCAACTGCGACAGCTTTAGCTCTCGGCTTGGTAAAGGGTTCTTCTGAAGATAATGGTATTTCAGTCAAATCTGACGGCTCAATGGAAGTTAATAATATCACGCTTTCAAAAATAAAGCAATTAGAAAATGAAACCCTTGTTATCAATGGTGGAACAAGTGTAATCTAATAGGAGGAATAAGATGGCTACAACAACTTTTAATACAAGACTCCAATTAAAATATGACACCTTTCAAAATTGGACAGATAATAACCCCACTCCATTAAAAGGAGAACTTTGTATAGTTGAAGTTCCAGCTTCTACTGGAGCATCAACAAAAGAACCGGCTATTCTATTCAAAGTTGGAGACGGAGTAAAAACTTTCAATACTCTTGATTTTACAGCTGGATATGCGGCTGACGTATATGATTGGGCAAAAGCACAGTCTAAACCAGAATATCAAGCTACTGAAATTAAGAATTTGGATTCTTATATTGGGTCAAAAATAAAAGATACAAATACTACTTATAAAATTGTAAAAGTCAACGAATATAACTATAAGCTCCAGTCAAAAGAACTTGACGGAGATTGGGCGGATGTAGTCGGCGGTTCAATTGTTATTCCTAAGTATGATGATACCGCACTTGAGGATAGAATAACTGCCTTAGAAGGGCTTGTTGGAGAAACTTCCGTTGCCGCGCAGATAGCAGCTGCTATTGGTTCTTTAAAGACCGAATTAATTGGAACAGATGAGGATACATCTGCTTCTGATACAATTAAAGGTGCTAAAAAGTATGCTGACAGTTTAAATACTGCTATGGATTCTAGAGTAGATGCTTTGGAATCGGCAGTAGGAAGCGGAGGTTCGGTAGATAATAAAATTGAAACTGCTATTGGGAAATTAGATAAAGCTGATGCGCCTGTAAGTGGGCAAGTAGTTTCAGCAGTTTCAGAAACCGATGGTATTATTACAGTAAGCAGACGGGCATTAGTAGAGGCTGATATACCAACAATTAGTCAATCTAAAGTAAATGGTCTTACAACCTCTCTTGCTGGAAAGCAGGATACTTTAGTATTTAATAGTGCTTATGATGCGTCCACAAATAAAGCTGCAACTATGGCAGATGTCAGTGCGGCCGTTGGTGATTTAAGTGGGGCAATGCACTTTGAAGGCGTGAAAGAATCTGTCCCAGAAGATTTAGCAGGATATTCTTCTGGCGATGTTATTCTTGTTGGCAATAAAGAATACGTTTTTGATGGAGAGACTTGGCGTGAATTAGGTGATGAATCTATTTACGCCGTAAAAGGTTCAATTGTCAACGCCGATATTGCCAGTAATGCTGCAATTGCACAGTCTAAAATTGCTAACTTAACTACAGACTTAGGTAAAAAAGCAAATACAGCAGATTTAGGTTCTATGGCGACTGAAACTGCTACAAATTATATAAAGAAAACCGAAGCTCCTGGATATAATGATATTCTTACAAAAACAAGTGCGTCCACCACATACGCGACAGTTAGTGCTCTTGGCAATAAAGTAGATAAAGTTGAAGGAAAAGGTCTTTCTACTAATGACTATACTACGGCCGAGAAGAATAAATTAACTGGAATTGCTGCTGGAGCACAAGTAAACGTAATTGAATCAATTAAAGTAAATGGACAGGTTCAATCAATAACTTCAAAAGGAGTAGACATTGCAGTTCCAACTGGCGCCCTTGCTTCAAAAAATAAAGTAGCAGAAGCAGATTTAGAAACTGCTTTAGCTTCTAAAATAAATGGTAAAGCAAATGCTTCTGATTTAGCTGATATTGCTACTTCTGGGAATGTGAATGACCTAATTCAAAGTTCTGGTGATTTATTAATTCTTAACTGTGGAAGTGCCACCGTGAACATTTGAGGTGGTGTCATAAATGGCGAAAAAAACCGTTAATACAAGAGTTAATCAAAAAATAGATACAACCGCAAACTGGATTAAAGCTAACCCAATTTTACAAAAGGGTGAAATTGGAGTAGAAATTTGTTCTAACGGGTCTTATTTAATTAAAATAGGCGATGGGACAAACAAGTGGGGAGCTTTAAAATATGCCAATGCTGTTTCTATTGTGAAATGGGTAGATTAAGAGGAGCTTATGCTCCTCTTTTTTAATTTATTGACTTTTTTAAAAAATAATGGTATAATAATATTATTGAAAGGATGTGAGAGAAATGAGTTTAATGTTTATGGGCGACGTACATGGCGAGCGTGGGGCAATGAAACCTTTCCTTGAGTCTGATTGTAAAACATTAATCCAGCTTGGTGATTTTGGTTTTGTTTGGAAATATAATGATATAAAGTATAATAAGTTTATTAGAAAATTTTCTAAAGAATATAAGGATAAGGAAATTCTTTTTGTGCCAGGCAATCACGAAAATTACGATGTGATAGATAAGTGCCCAATGGTAAAAATTTATGGAGGGCGCGCCCGCAAGATTTCTCCTAATATTTTTGCTTTAATTAGGGGAGAAATTTATACCATAGATGGAAAAACTTTTCTCTCAATAGGTGGCGCTGATTCACAAGATAAACTTTGGAGAATGCCCGGTGTCTCTTGGTGGGAACAAGAAAGGATTAGTGCCAGAGAAAGTGTCGAAATCTTTAATAAAATAGCAAATTTGCCAATAGACATGACTATTGATTACATAGTAACTCATACGATGCCTCTAAGTATTGCAAAAAAACATTTTTATGTTAGGGAAAATAGTGAAAAGACGGTAGAGATTTTTTTGGATAGAGTATTTGATATATTAAAAGGAAGAGCAAAAAAGTGGTATTGCGGGCATTGGCATGATTCTTTTGAAGAAGAGATTAATGGAACTAAAATAAAAGTCTTTAATATTAAAGAGTTTAGAATGGAGTGAGATAATGGAAATTAAGAATATACCTATTTATAAGAATGATACGTCTGAAAATGCTCCAGTTGCGAACGAAGACTTTGCATCTAGATTTAAATTTTCTCCCCTTGTTTATAATAATGAGGTTGTTGGTTTTTTATCCGAAGCACATTTTGATGGAGTAGACCAAATACTAGGAGATTTCTGGATTCTAGATAAATTGTTCAAAAATGAGTCTGACGAATATTTGGTAAGTAATATTGAATGTCAGATTAATGAGCAAAATGGAGCAAATGTTTATACTCCAATTGCAGTACATTTGGAGAAAACTAATAGTGAACCAGTTCAACTATCAATGGAGGATATTTAATGGGTGCGTTGTTGCTTGTCCTTTTGGCCTCATACGTTATCTATTGTTTTATCTACATGGTTTTGAAAGACAAATAATTGACTTTCGTCGAATTTTTTGATATAATAATTATAGAAAGTTCGGAAAGAACTTCGGAGATTTAGAAATAAATCTCCTCTATATGGACGTGTAGCCCAACGGCAGAGGCAACGGACTTGGCAAAGAGATTAAAATTTTAGAGCGAGTTTGCCCATTTGTTACTTATAAATAGAACTTTAAAGGAGTGATATTTATGAGCAAAGAGGCAAAGTGGAAGAGTTTTTCTGAGGAAGAAATTAGAAAAATCGTATCAGAATCCATTTCTGTTAGAGAGGTAGCAAAAAAGTTAGGTTATTCTCCTAATTCTGGGGGAACGGCAAAATCCTTAAAAGCAATGTTTGTAGAACTTAATATTGATACTTCTCATTTTAAAGGCCAAGGATGGAATAAAGAAAATTACGATTATAGTTCTTTTAAAGAGGGGACTTCAAAGAAAACCGGAAAAACCACTCTAAATCCATTAATTCATCTCAGAGGTAGAAAATGCGAAAATTGCGGAATTGAAGAATGGCTGGGACAGCCAGTTAATCTAGAAGTTCATCACATAGATGGCGATAGATTAAATAATGATTTAAGTAATTTAAAATTACTATGTCCGAATTGTCATTCTTATACTCAGAATTTTCGCAAAAGTAATAAACCCAAAAGAGAAATTTCTGATAAGGAATTTGTATATGAGCTAAAACTATCAACTTCTATTCATCAAGCTCTTTTACACATGGGTTTAACTCCATCGGCAGGAAATTATACAAGGGCAAGAGAATTAATGGCTAAAAATAATATTAGTTTCTAATTTGAGCACCCAGATAGAAAACTTCTGGTGTGAATCACGTCAAATTCGGGGAAACTCTTTATTTAAAGACAACCACCGAGCTAACCAGAAATGGGAATGTGTAGAGACTAGACGGCGTGAACCTAAGTCGAAAGATATGGTTAAGGTATAGTCCAGACTACAACGAGAATTTCTCGGCTATGGTGACATAGAGTAGTAAGAAAATCCGTACAGTATGGGTTCGAATCCCATTACGTCTACCAGTAAGGCGAAACGAGGATGTCCTTTAGCAAATATAATACTCATAGTCAAGATAATATATCCATGGAGCAAACTCGTCATGCCGCGAGGATAAATAAGAGCATTTTATGGGGCATTAGCTCATCTGGGAGAGCATTACACTTGCAATGTAAAGGTGAAGGGTTCAAGTCCCTTATGCTCCACCAAAAGACACATCCAGCAATATAGCTAATAGAATCACTTACTTTGGACTGTAGTTAGATATTATGTGTCTTGTTAGGTTCTCCCTAACACTTATTTTGAAAAAGGAGAATGAGTAATGAATAAGTTTGTTAATGCTGTTTCTTATGAGGCTGATTTTAATGGAGTAAAAACCAAAACTGAAAATGGCGCAGATGCGCGTTTTTCCACTGGTTCCAAAGTTCTTGATATGTATGGAACCATTGGTGCCCTAAGAAATAGAAGTGAATATGAAATTGTTGAAAAGTTTAAAGCTTCTTGGAACGAAGATGCTTTGCTTACTCTTAAAATGGCATTTTATGCTCGTAATATTCGTGGTGGACTTGGAGAAAGAGATACGGCACGTATCTGTTTACGTTGGGTTGCGCAGAATTATCCTGAAACCATGGTGAAAAATTTTGAGAATGTGGTGAAGTTTGGTCGTGCGGATGACCTTTATACATTCATAGACACACCTATCGAAAAGGATATGTGGGCTTTTATTAAAGCTACCCTTTATAAAGATATTGAAAGAATGAATGAGAAGAAATCTATTTCTCTTATGGCAAAATGGCTAAAATCTGTAAATACTTCTTCTAAGGAATCTAGAAAATTGGGTGCTATGACAGCCTATAATCTTGGTCTTTCTGAGAAAGAATACCGTAAGCTTCTTGCTGAAATGCGTAGATACATAGGAGTTCTTGAAGTTGCTATGTCTAGCGGAGATTGGAAACAAGTAGAATATTCTGCTGTACCCTCTCGCGCGATGGCTAAATATCGTAAAGCATTCAAGCGTCATGATTCTGAGCGTTTTGAAAAGTTTCTTTCCCGTGTGGAAAAGGGAGAAGTAAAAATTAACGCTGATACTCTTTATCCTTATGACCTAGTAAAGAAATATTTGACTTCTTGCTGGGACTCTTGTTCTAGGGAGGATAGAGTTGTTGAAGCTCAATGGAAAGCTTTGCCTAATTATATTGATGGGGAAAATAATGTTCTCGTAATGGCTGATGTTTCCGGGTCTATGTACTGTGCCGATGCCAGACCTATCGCTTCTTCTATTGGTCTAGCCTTATACTTTGCTGAACATAATCAAGGGGATTTTCATGGACTTTATATGACGTTTTCTCGTCAGCCTAATTTCATTAAAGTTCAAGACGGGAATACTCTTTGTCAGAATGTAAAATCAGTTCTAAATACTGGTGTGGGATATGACACTAACCTAGAAGCTGCTTTTGATAAGATTCTTGATACTTGTATTAAGAATAATATATCTAAAGAAGATATGCCTAAAGCTTTGGTTGTAGTTTCTGATATGCAGATTAACTGCTATAATAGCGGCTATGGGTTGGATTTCGTAACTGAAATGGCTCTTCGTTTCCATCAAAAGGGCTATACTATGCCTAAATTGATTTTGTGGAATGTTGAAGCACGTAGAGATACTTTCTTAGCATCTAAAACTAATCCTTATGTGCAATTTGCTTCTGGTTCTTCTACCTCAACTTTTAAGTCTATCTTGGAGTCTATTGGTATGGATGCTTATGAAGCTATGATGAAAACTTTATCTAATCCACTCTACGATTGTGTTATACTTTAAAGTCCTTGTCCTGGGTAAGACCAAAAACTGCCCTCCTTTCTATTTGACTTTGGATAAGATTTATGGTATAATTAATATAGAAAATAAATCAAAGATGCTCACAGCAATTTATTGATGATATAAGCTTAATATATATTGAAAGCATCTTGTTATTTGGAGTTTAACTATGGCTGACTTTAATTGGGAAGATTTTTTAAAAGAAGAATTATCAAAAGATTACATGGTTAGAACGATAAATAAGGTGAAAGAAGATTCTGAAAAATACAATATTTTCCCACCTGAAGACATGGTATTTGCGTCATATAATATAACACCTTTTGACAAGGTTAAGGTAGTTATATTAGGTCAGGACCCATATCACGGGAAAGGTCAAGCTATGGGATTGTCTTTTTCAGTTCAAGAGGGAGTTAAAATTCCCCCATCATTACGAAACATTTATAAAGAAATTGAGGATGATTTGGGCATTCAAGAGCCAAACAGCGGTGATTTAACTCGCTGGGCGCGCCAAGGCGTATTTTTATTGAATGCGACATTGACAGTAAGGGAAGGGCAACCAAATTCTCATAAGGGACTTTGGTGGGAAACTCTTACTGATAGAACAATTAAGGCTTTAAATGACGATAATAGACCAAAGGTATTTATGCTTTGGGGAGCTTTCGCTAAGAAAAAGAAATATCTATTAGATAATTCCAATCACTTAGTATTAGAAGCCGCGCACCCTAGTCCTCTTTCCGCGAATAAAGGTTTCTTTGGATGTAGACATTTTTCTCAAGCAAATCAATTCTTAATAGAGAAAGGACTTGAGCCTATTGAATGGTGAATTAGAGAACAGAGTAGATGAAATATTGCTTTCTATTGATGGAGAGTTTACAATTGTAGACTTAGTGAAAATCCTTTCTAGTGATGAATTAGCTATTGTATTTGATAGAATTGATTTTCTTAGAAATATCAATGTTATCGGTACAAGACAAACAGAAAAAAGCTTGGTTTATTTTGTAGTTCAATAAGAACTACTTTATGGGTCGGTGGTGTAGTTGGTCTGCACGTATGCCTGAAGAGCATGAGGTTCGAGTTCGGTTCTCGGCTGACCCACCAGAAAAGGTTAAATTAAATTGTCTGAACAAGAGTTAGAGACTAAACTCTCAAGTCGCCCTCTAATAGTGGGCTACCCATTATAGGTTTTAACACGTTTCTAGAGCGGGGCAAGCCTATGAAGTCTCTTTAAATATGCGCCCTTAGCTCAGTTGGTTAGAGCGACGGCCTTATAAGCCGTGTCTGTGCTGAGTTCGAGTCTCAGAGGGCGTACCATATAAGACACTTCCAGCAATTCTATATAACATCTGTTTTGTGAACCGATACGTTAGAAAAAGTGTCTTGATTTTACCCCAGTAGCTCAGTTGGTAGAGCATGAATAACAAACGAATCGCGTATATTGATTCTCACAGCTAATTTTGTTTTCGACTGGTAATCGCGTGGTCAGAGGTTCAAGTCCTCTCTGGGGTACCATGAAATTAAACTGAAATGGTTCAGGTCCTATCGGCCGTCTAGGCAGGCGAGGTAAAGTGAGGTAGGTTGCGGTGGAAATCCCTTGAATTAGCGTAAAAAAACCTACGCCTGAAATTCTGGAAGTGGAATTTTGCGAATTGGAGTAGCGTAAGCGTATGGCTGAAACATGACCATCCGCCTAGACTTTAGTTTAATTTCTTTATGCCCGCTTAGCTCAATGGTAGAGTAATTGGCTTACATCCAATAGGTTGACGGTTCGAATCCGTCAGTGGGTTCCAATAGATAGGCTAGCAGAAGTCAAAGCATAGCTACCTCCATCCTCAGCTATTTTCCAAATTAGCTGGCCTATCTTCCCCCTATGCTTCGGTAGTCCAACGGCAGGAGACAGTAGATTCAAACTCTATACAGTGTGAGTTCAAATCTCACCCGAAGTACCATATAGACGCATACAGCAATAAATACGAAAGTATTTTATCGGTTCGAATCCGATTATTCCAGCCAAAAATTTGGAATATTGCCTAATTGGTTAAGGCTCTTTTATTGCGTCTAGATATTTGCTCTAGTAGTCCAATTGGCAGAGACAGCAGATTTAGAGTCTGTGTGTTGCGAGTTCAAATCTCGCCTAGAGTACCAGGTCTTTATAGACCATTCATTTCGGCATCACCTCCCTCTGGAAATCCCACAGTCTCGAACTGCGGGATTTTTCCATTTTATCCCAAGTTTGACTTTTTGATAAAATTGTGGTATAATATAAATAGAGATACAAAATATTGTATTCGTTTTTTAAGATACTATAATATAGTAACTAAATATGTGCCTATAGTGTAATGGAGAGCACGAGATACTACGGATATTTTAGCAGGAGTTCAAATCTTCTTAGGCACACCAACAAAAGCTAAATCCATAAGGGTTTAGCTTTATTTAATAGGAGGAAATCGAAATGTTTAAGGTAATCAAAAGAGATGGAAGAGAGGTTGATTTCGATTCTTCCAAAATCTTAGTTGCGATTCAAAAGGCGAATCGAGAAGTTGAAGAAATTGATAAGATTTCTGAAACGGATTTTGATAAAATTGTAGCTGATGTAGTTGAAGATTGTAAATCGCTTCGGAGAGCTATAGGAGTAGAAGAAATTCAAGATTTTGTAGAAGAAGAATTGATTGATGGCGGTTATGTAGAGGTCGCGCGCAGATATATAAAATATAGGTATCTACATAAATTAGCTAGAGACAAATATGAAGATTTAATGTCTGCCGTTTCAGAAAAACTTAATGCTGAAAATGTTCAAAATCAAAATGCGAATGTTGATGAGCATTCTTTTGGTGGAAGACAGGGAGAGGCGCAAAGTTTAATTAATAAGAGATATGCTTTAGATTATTTAATAAGTGAAAAAACAAAAAATAATCATTTAAATAATGAAATTTATATCCATGATTTAGATGCGTGGGCGGTAGGTTCGCATAATTGTCTTAGTATTCCTTTTGATGATTTGTTAGCAAAAGGATTCGACACTCGACAAGCGGACATCAGGCCCGCAAATTCTATTAACACAGCATTCCAACTGTTGGCTGTAATTTTCCAACTTCAATCATTACAGCAATTTGGTGGAGTAAGCGCGACTCATCTAGATTGGACTATGGTTCCTTATGTAAGAAAGAGTTTTGCTAAACATTATATAGATGGATTAAAATATCTTTACGAAGAAAATACTGATGATGAAATGAAAAAGATATTAGAAAAAGCGTCTATAGATGATGTTTTTCTTTATGATAAACAAAAAGCGTATGATTATGCAATGGAGCAAACAGAGAAAGAACTAAAACAAGCAGTAGAAGGAATGTATCATAATCTTAATACTTTACAAAGTAGAAGCGGAAATCAATTACCATTTACGTCAATTAATTATGGAACTTGTTCATTGCCAGAAGGCAGAATGGTTATTAAAGGATTGTTGAATGGTTCTATTAATGGAGTTGGTAAATTTCATAAAACTTCTATTTTTCCTTGCGGTATTTTCCAGGTAATGGATGGAGTAAATAAACATCCGGGAGAACCAAATTATGATTTATTTAGATTAGCTTTAAAATCTACGGCACAAAGACTATATCCAAACTATGCTAATGTAGATTGGAGTGGAAATGCTGGTTATAATAGAAATGACCCAAAAACATATTTTAGCACCATGGGGTGCCGCACGGCAAATGGATGGGATATAAATGGATTTGGACAACTAAAAGATGGACGCGGCAACATTTGTCCAACTACTATTATTCTTCCTACTCTTGCTATGGAAGCAAAAGAATATTGGGAAAATTCTCCGAGTGGAGATGATTCTCCAGTCGAAGCATTTATGGACCTCTTAGATAAAAAAATTCACGAAGCAAAAGATTCTCTAATCGAAAGGTTTGAATGGATTTGTAGTCAAGATTCAGATTCAGCAAAATTTATGTATGAGAATGGATTGATGGCAGGATATATCCCAGAAGAAGGAATTAGAAGCGCGCTGAAACATGGAACTTTAGCATTAGGTCAAATAGGATTGGCAGAGACTCTTGAGATATTAATTGGCTGTAATCAGACAAAAGAAAAGGGTATGGAGCTAGCCAAACGCATCGAACAATTATTTAAAGATAGATGCGCTGAATTTAAACAAGAGTATAAACTTAATTTTGGAGTATATTATACTCCTGCCGAAAACCTTTGTTATACAGCAATGGATAAATTTAAAAAGAAATATGGAATAATTCCTAAAGTTTCTGATAAAGATTTCTTTACAAACTCTATTCATGTGCCGGTGTGGGAAGAAATTTCAATTTTTGATAAAATTAATATTGAATCTCAGCTTACTGGGTATTCTAGTGCTGGATGTATTACTTATATAGAATTGGATTCAGGAGCAAAAAATAATATTGATGCCCTTGAAGCGGTTGTATTGTATGCTATGAATAAAGATATCCCTTATTTTGCTGTTAATGTTCCAAATGATACTTGTTTGGAATGTGGATATACCGATGAAATTGGAGAAAAATGCCCAGAATGCGGAGGCAAGAATATTCAAAGATTGCGCCGAGTGACGGGATATTTAACAGGAAATTATACAACCGCTTTTAACAAAGGAAAACAGCAAGAAGTTGAGCTTAGATATCAGCACTCTAAAAAGACTCCAATCTTTTAAGGAGAATTAATAATGAATTATTCTGGAATAATAAAAGAGGACATTAGTAATGGACCAGGAATTAGATTATCTCTATTTGTAAGTGGTTGCCCATTCCATTGTAAAGGATGTTTTAATGAGGAGACTTGGAACTATCAAAACGGTAGTTCCTTCTCTGAAAATACAATAGATGAAATTGTTAAATTTTATAAAAGTAATCCTCAAATAACTGGATTTTCTTTATTGGGTGGGGAACCATTTGCTCAGGGTTCAGATACTTTACTATTAATTAAATTAATACAAAAACTTAAAGAAGAAACTAATTGTTGTAGTTTCTGGGTGTGGAGTGGCTATACATTTGAAAAATTAATTGACTCTAGAGAACGATTAAAATTACTTTTATATTTTGATGTGTTAGTTGACGGTAGATTTGAAGAAGATAAAAAAGATTTAAGACTTCCTTATTGTGGTTCAACTAATCAAAGAGTTATAGATGTTCAGGAATCTCTTAAAGAGGGGAAAGTAGTTTTATGGGAAAACTAATCTCAAAAAGCTATTTCGCGGGCATATCAATAGGAATGGCTGGTATTATATCCTCCTATGCCATTCCCGCCATAGCACCTTTCGTTTTTGCTATTGGATTATTAGTAGTCATTTTGGGAGATTTAAACCTTTATACCGGGAAGATAGGGGCTTATTCTATTGAAGAAAAGGGACTATTAGATATAAGTTTAATATTGATTTTTAACATTGTCGGAGCGTGGACGGTAGCTCAGTATTTTAAACTTTATCCAATAACAGACTCTTTACAAATTGCGCTTCAATATAAAAATAACCAAAGTTTTATTCAAGTTTTCTTCTCTTCTATTTTTTGTGGAATTTTGATGTATACAGCAGTGACCCTAAGTCAGAAGTCTAAGTCAAGAGAAATTATAGTCATTCTTGCTGTTAGTGCTTTTATTATAGCAAAATTTAATCACTCAATAGCAGATAGTTTTTATCTTTCTATTGATGGAATTAATTTACACGACATAATATTTTTATTCTATGCGGCTCTAGGAAACGCTTTTGGAGCAAAGCTATTACATTATATTTCTAACTTAAAAATAGAGGAACATACATAACTTCCTACTAAAAATTATAGGAGGTTATCATATGGAACGAAAAGTTTTAGTTTTCTACTTACATGATGAATTTGTAGATAAACTACTTCCCGCCATTTATCCAGATAGCTTCGACGGGCACACGAAGTTCCCAAAGGGCGGAATTGAAATTATCATTGCTAAAGACGATAGGAATATTAAAATTAGAACCTTTTTAGGATTAAGTAATGGATATAAATGTCTTGGCGCGGACGACATCTATATTGAAAGTTCTTTAGTCACAGAGGAAACACAGTCTTTGGTAGAGGAAATGAAAAAAGATTCAAATGTAACAGTCCGAAACTTACGGACACTTTAAGAGCGGCTTATGTCGCTCTTTTTTTTTGACAAAAATAGAAAAGTATGGTATAATATAAATATAAAGGAGTTGAGATTAATGATAGACCCTAAAAAGGATTCAGTAAATAAAATAGTTATTTATTTTAATAAAGCAAATGAAGAAAATGAATATGCTCTAATGTTTGACGACATCTCATCAGTATCAGTCGAAAAAGAAATGGATTATTTGAATAATTCAAAAGCGATATTAGAATTTGATTATAATAAAATGATACTTGAATCATTGGAATATTAAATTACTATAAAGGGAGGATTCTTATGAATGGCGAACATTTAGATTGGATTAAAGAAAAAGATATTTACGAACGATTTATTAAGAAACTTTTAACAAACGATTGTGAAATGGCTCTTTGTGATTTTTGTATACATGATATTAAATGTCCTTGTGAATTATATCAAAGGGGCAAAGGTGGCATTCTGATAGAACAAGGCGAAGAAAAAACTTTCTATTCTGATATGGAATGGACTTGTATGGATTTTACTCTTTGCGCGAAGCATGAGGGAACACCATGTGAGAAATGTTATGTTGAAAATTTTGGAGTTAATCTAGAATTGGACTTCGATAAAATTAAAAAATATTTGGAGGATAATGATGATTAAAATTTTTGGCGAGCGCGGGACTGGGAAAACTACAAAGCTTATTGAGATTTCAGCACAAAAGCAAATTCCTTTTTAGTTGTAACAAAACAAGCTAAGTATAATATTATGGAAAAAGCGAATACTTTAGGCTATTCTATTCCTACTCCAATAGTTTTTGAAACAGACAATAGAAATATTGAAACAGTTTTAGTAGACAATGCGGAAACTTTTTTAACTGGAATATTGAGAGGATTTAATTATTTCCCAGAAGGAATGGTAATCAATACAAAAGATATAGGTGATAATGTTTATGAATTATGATTTTAAAGTAGAAATTTTACGTTGTCCAACAGAAGAAGATTGGATGCGCGCGAAACAATTAGCCTGTAATACAGTTGGTAAAAAAGCTATAAATTTACCAACAGAGGAGTGGAAACGTAAATTGCTTAAAAGTGAGCATAGCCCAGCTAGAACATTAATGTTTACTTTTCGTTTGACCTTACCTTATTATGTGTCGGTTCATTTCGTGAGACATAAATTTGGAGTAGAACATTTTGTCACCAGTCAAAGAAATGATAGGCAGGATAATTATGACAGGACGCAAGCGCCTCAGAATTCAGAAGTAATTCATATAATGGATATAAATGCTACGGAACTTATTTTTATGTCTCATAGACGTTTATGTAATCAAGCAGACCCCGCGACAAGAGCAGTAATGAAAGAAATTTGTAAACAAGTAGAAATGATTAGTCCAGAATTTAAAGGACTTTTAGTTCCTCAATGCGAATATCTCCACGAATGCTCCGAATTTTATCCATGTGGCTATTGGGATAAAAATATTCATTTAAATAAAGAAACTTATGAAATGCTTTTAGACTCTAATCGTAAATTGAATGCTCTTAAATGTGGCGGAGTGGATAATTGGGAGGGATATAGCTATTCACTTTCTGAATTTTATAAAAACCGATTGGAGGACGATGAATGAGCGTTATTGCTGCGAAAAAATATGAAAATAAGATAGTGGTTGCTGCGGATTCACAAATCTCTTATGGTGGGATGAATAGAAAGTTTCCAGATGTTAAAATGAGAAAGATTAATTCTGATTTAATAATTGGAGTTACGGGAACCGCGGAAACCTGTGGATTGTTATGGATTTACTTTGAAACCCATTCTCTTGAACCAGCAAGTTGCGAGAAAACAATTATGAACTTTATTACTGATTTTGTTCGGTGGAGGAAAGATTATGCTGGTGGTGACCCTTTTGACAGCAGTTTCATAATTGTTTATAAAGATAAAATATTTGAGGTATTTGGTTTTAGTATTATAGAAATAACTGATTATGTAGCAATAGGCTCTGGTTTTGAAATGGCAACCGCCGCTCTATATTTAGGCCACTCGCCAAAAGAAGCAGTAAAAGTTGCGTGTGATTTAACAAATTATGTTGGAGAACCAATCAAAGAAGAAGTTATAAAGTTCAACGCGAAGAAATAAATTGTATTTTAATTGACAATAATAAATTATTATGATATAATAATTATAGAAAATAAAGAGAGGAATAAATTTATGAGTAATGAATATAAAGATTGGTTGGCGGATAACATGATTGAAGATAATACCAAAGATGAAGAAAAGGATGTATTCTCTAGTCCAGTAGTAGCAAGTTATTACGGCCCTATTGATTCCTTTATTAGATATTATATAGATGAAGAAAAGAAAACAATTACAGCCGTATATGAGGATTGCCGTTTTGACGCAATGAAGGTAGTTCGGACAAAGTTGAAAAATACCTTCTCTGTTTATGAAAGTGACATTCCTCTGATGAATAGGACTTATCGTGGCAAAGCGGTATGCCACGAAAACGATTTGTGGGATGAAGAAGTTGGAATGAAGGTCGCGCGCGAAAAGTGCCTTTATAAATATCGTAGAGACATGGCAAAAAGCATTGGTGCTTTTTTGGATAGTTTGACTCCTAGACTGAAAAAACTTGAAAATTTTGAGAGTCATTTGATTAAGAAACTTTTAGAGCAGGAAGAGGAGACTAACAGTGTTTTTTAAAATTTATGCTGGACTTGCTGGTGGCTTTGGAGGAGGAACCTATTGTAAGACAGAAGAATATGATTCTGACTACGAGGCAGAAGCAGACGCTTATGAATCAGCCGTTGCTGTATACGAGTCTTATGAAGGTAGTCATGGAATTATATCTCGTGATGATATTCGAGAGAATCTAGATTGCTATGGACTAGAAAGCGGAGCGTCAGAAGTTGAAATAGAAGAGGCTTATAAAGAAGAAGTTGAATCTTGGATTGACTATTGGATTGAAGAAGCTGATAGTTTGGAAGATTGCGAAGAAGGATAAATCTTATTTATTGACAAAAGAGCTATAATGTGTTATAATTATTATAGAAAGTTAAGGAGGAGTTCAAATGAATGCTGACTATTATGATGGCTGGAACGAGAACCAGCAAAGTGATGAATTTGAATATTCATATCACGATGCCCTTGAGGAAGATTTTGACGAATATCCTGGGAATTACGAGTGAAAAATTTGACTTTCTATAAAAACTGTGGTATAATAGATATAGAAAATCTGAAAGGGGAAATGCTCATTGAGGAAAGCAAAAGTTGTGGTTTCTGGCTCGAAGTTTGAAGGTTTGGTTGGTAGAGCAACAGAAGTTAACGATTGTGGCAATGTCATGTTCTATCCTAAAGATTGTAAACCCGTCTATCGAGTTTGTTTGAGTGAAGAGGAGATTATTTTTCTTGAGTAAGCATTGCTTACTCTCTATGGTGTGGTAGACGAATTGGCGAAGTCGCAACCCTTTCAAGGTTGAGAGTGTTGGGTTCAAATCCCACCCACATCACCAAATCGTAGAACAGCGATATAAAATAACTGTCAACGTAAACCGTGGGTGATGGTCAATGCAAACATGAATAATCACCCGTTTTATGCTCTCATCTTACTAAAAGGAATAGGTGGCTACCCTCTCAAGGTAGAGATATGAGTTCGAGTCTCATTGAGAGCACCATTCATATATATGACTTCAAACGCTCTATTGAAGTAAAATAATGGCGAGATGAGTTTCCGGTTGTAGAGGAAACCGGTTTATGGAGACGTCTTTCAAAGGTAGGAAAATCGTCTGATACGCGATTAATGAGCGTTCAATTCGCTCCGTCTCTACCATATGGCGGAATAGCTCCAACGGCTAGAGCAGGACCCTTGTAAAGTTCAGGTTGTGAGTTCGAATCTCACTTCCGCCTCCATTTTATTTGACAAAAATAAAATACTATGATATAATTATTATAGTAAATTAAGAAAGGAAAATGTTTATGAAATTTTCTAGTTCTTCTTCCGCAATGTCTTATTTGCTTTCTACTGCTAATGTTGATACAGCGGGCGAAGCATCAAAAGTGTTGGTAGTTAGTGATGCGAAAGGTCTTTCTACTCTTTCCGCCGCAGACTATCTTTCTAATCACTGTGGTTATACAATCTATTTCAAAGGGAAGTAATTCCCTTTCCATGGGGCGTTAGTATAATTGGTAATACACTTCACTTTTAATGAAGATTATGTGGGTTCAAGTCCCATGCGTCCTACCATATAGGTTCGTAGTATAATGGCAAATATACTTGACTCTTAATCAAGGAGATAGGGGTTCAAATCCCCTCGAACCTACCATAACCGTTGATGCTATCCTACGGTATATAAAGACAAGGTTTTAGCCGGTTACAGAAGACAAAGCTGTTCATTGATTGTACGAAAGTCAAAGCAATCGAATGTGAGGGCTAGTAGACATCTATGGAGGGTGGCATGACTGTAAATCATGTATCATTGCGTATCAAGAAGGTTCGATTCCTTCCTAGCCCACCAAATATTTGACATAAGAAAAAACTTATGGTATAATATTTATAGAATATAAAATATGATTTATTTTCTTATCTTTGGAGCGTAGCTCAATGGTGGAGCAATCGGCTGTTAACCGATAGGCTGTGAGTTCAAGTCTCACCGTTCCAGCCACTATCTGAGAGAAAAGTTTTTTGGAAACTGCGGCTTAACAGCACAGTCAGAGAATTCTTTTCCGAAGATGTAACTAATTAGTTCTAAAAACCATTAGCAGACAATAGAAGTAAAGTAAATCGGTTAAAGAGCCTGCTCTCTGTGATGTTTACTTCTTATAGGAGTTTAAATGGTGCCTCCTGCGGCAATTAGCCAGGTTAGCTTTATGGGTGGGGCTTACCAAAAGCAAAACCCTTCTAGACCGTTAGCTAAAAAAACCAAGAGTTAGTTGGTAACGAGGTTGAAACGGTTTCCTCGTTAGGCGCGCTTTGACTTACCTCCACGCGGTGCGCGCTGGATAACGCTAACAAGTCAGTTTTCGTCTCCGCGGTAAGACGAAGGTTCATTATGAGTTTCCCTTTGCCTTAAATGGAAACTTGGCTTCCAGAATCCTAGGCAAAGCTCAAGCCGAGAGTGAGCGGGAGAAGTCGTCTGGTGCTTCTCTAGGAGTTAAAGTAATCGACCTGCACGTGGTTAATTCTGCACACCTTTAGTGACTAACGATTACAAATAATTGACTTTTAAAGAATATTATGATATAATATTTACAGAAAGTCAAAAAGAACCTTGATAATTGAATTAAAAATTAAATTACCTCGGTTATAAAAGAGTTGATAACTCTCCGAGACACTTCGTATAATGCGGTGAAAGAGATAAGGATACTTTCTCTTTTAACCGTTGGAAATTTCGTGAGAAATACGCCAATAAGAGGAAACCTCAAAAATTAAGAAGTGGTGCAGAGAGCTATCGTAATCAAAAAAGCAAGAACTCAAGGCGAGAGTAATAGACGCTCTTGTGGAGAATAAGCATTAAACTTGTTGGGTGGAACCAATAGAGTAAATAATGTATTCCAAAATAATCTCGTTCGTCGTGAAGCGGAGAAATCTGTGTATAACTTGAGTAGCTTGGTCGAGTAGCCCAAAGACGAATATTACTAATATCTTTAATATTATTTATTGGACATAATGAAAGAAGAAATTTTCTGAATGTCGGGTGAAAGTTAGAAGTAACCAATCTTCTACGAGTTTGTGATGTGTGGTATAATTCCATATAACGGCTTAGTGTCCGTGTCTAGGGTAGGAAGTATAGAGACGACGGTTTCTATGCTCAGACCTATCTTCTCGGTGCTTGAAAATTGATGCGATAGTGGATGTAAGACGAAGGTCTATTTAATTTTTAATTCAGTTATTAAGGCTGATAAAAGGCACATACAGCAAGTGTTGAAAATTATAAAAGATATATTATTATATTTCCCTTTTACTTTACTTTTGTGTGTCTTGATTTTAATAAGGAGGATTAGTCCGATGGGTTAGTTAGTTTTTCACTAATTGATTAGGAGGATATGTCCAATGTATTAAAGCACGAGTTTTGGCAACTTCTCTAAAAAGTTGCCATTATGGTTCATTCGTCTATCGGCGTAGGATATCTGACTGTCTCTCAGAAGAGAGGGGTTCAACTCCCCTATGAACCGCCACCTGAGCAAATGGAATAGTTCTATGTGCGGTTAACTGACCTTAAAGTTACAATTTGCCTTACATGGATTTGAGAGTAAACTACCACCGGCACTTGAATCTGACCCAAGCATTATGGAACGTAGATACCTAATGTGAACCGAAAGGAAAAGGTTAGACTTAGAGTTGATATGTGGCTTAGTGGAAAGGCGTTATAAGAAGCAAAGTAACTCTCTTTATATGCACCAGTAGTTTAACGGCTAGAATAGAAGATTTCCAATCTTCGGGCGAGGGTTCAACTCCCTCTTGGTGCTCCACCCGGACCTCTATGTGGTGTGAAACTCAGTCCTAAATAAAGAGAACACTACAAAATCCTAAAGACGTTTAGGTAGGTCAATCACCTTATAGATTGTGGCTTATAGATAAAAGTATCTATCATCTTAGAGGGTAGTAGACATAGAAACTCTCGCTCGACCGGCTTTGGCTACGCTTCGGAAGATTGCATAGGTAGGTAAATCTTCTCCTCGCTCAAGGAATAGCGTCTCTGGTATCCTGCACTATTCGAGATACTCCAGTCTTTTTTTCGTTTCCTGGCCAAAAAAACGGACGTAAAATAGAAAGGTATACATTTCTATCAGAGACTACGAGAAAGTCTCTATCGGTCAAGTGCTGGTGAACACGCCAAGGTTTCATAAGCCTAGGAAGAAGAGTTCAATTCTCTTTTGACCGACCAAATGAACAGGTAAACTAGAGCTGGCGCACTGGGTAGTCTCATAAGCTATCATTAGGAAGGTTCGATTCCTTCTACCTGAACCAATTAAATTATGGGTTATTCCCGTTTAAGATATGAGGTAAGAAGTAATTCTTACCTTATTTTTGTTTAGAAAGGAAATAATTATGAACGCAACAAGAGATACTTCAACGGGATTAAATTTTGAAAAAAAAGTAATTTTAAATAAGGAAGGGATTAACTTATCTAAAAATAATCTGTATAAGTTTTTAAAAAATAAAGGTATAGAATGGAATAAAATTATTTCTAGAAAATTACTTCCAGATGAAGCATATTATAATGAGGAAACAAAGCATTTTGATATTTATGAGAAAAAATTTCAAAAGACCGAAGGGTCCGCTGATGAAAAGCCACAAACCTGCGGATTTAAAATTTGGGAATTTTCTAAAATTGGCCATGCAATCGGGGCTGAGAATATAACATACACCTATATTTTGAGCAATTGGTTCAAGCAAGAAAAGTACAAAGATATGCTGGCATATATTTCTTCTGTTGAAGGATGCGGATATTTATTTGAAGATGAAATAAAACAGATTGACAAAAGCTGAATTGTATGGTATAATTATTATAGTAAATGAGAAAGGAAGAATATCTATGCCCCGCTATAACAAATCTAAATATACCGCAGAAAAAAGTAGTGAGATTCGTTTTAATATCATTGGTGCGCTGGATGAACTAGCTATTAACAAGGGTATTGATATTAAGACAATGCAAACTACAGAACCATACTCTTTTGTTTTGAATGGAATTACTTCTCAGAAGATTACTCAAGAGCTAAAGAAAATGGTAGATACTGGACTCGTTGTAAAAGAATCTGCTAGAGGTCAAACCATGAAATATATGCTTAGGGCGCAGTATGAGGCTTTGTTTAAAGAGGGAAAGGTAGTTCTCAATCGTTTTGGATATGGGGATTACAGGGACGATAAAGATGAAGACGATGAAGAAGTCTCAGAGACTGTTTGTGCGAGAATTATTGCTTCGGCAGTTAGAGAAAAACATGAGCCTATGTGGTAATAGAATGGGGAGATAGAATGTCTTATAATTCAAAAGAAGAAGTATTCAAAAGGGTAATTCAACATTATGGAAAAACTAGAGAACTTGGGTATGATATAGTTGGTGTATTTCTCCAAGGTTCATGGAACTATAATTTGGGATACGATGGTTCTGACGTAGATACAAAAGCCATCGTGCTACCCTCTTTTGAGGATTTTTGTAAGGCGAAGAATCCTATTTCGCATACCCATGTTTTAGAAAATAATGAACATCTTGATTTAAAAGATATCCGTATTATGCTACCTATTTTTAAGAAACAAAATATGAATTTCATTGAGATTCTATTTACCAAATATAAATTTTTGAATCCAGAGTATGAGGAACTTTTCAAACCGGTTCTTGAGGCGCGCGAAGCCATTGCGAGATATAATGATTTTGCGGCAATTAATTGCCAAGTAGGTATGATTTATCAGAAATATAAAGCACTTGAGCATCCGTATCCTACTCTATTGGATAAGATTGAAAAATTTGGATACGACCCAAAACAGCTACATCACATCTTACGAGGATTAGATTTTCTTGAACAGTTTGTAGAAGGTAAGCCTTATGAAGAGTGTATGATTCCGAGAAATAGGGATTATATTCTTGAAGTTAAGAAAGGTATTCATACGCTTGATGATGCGCGCAAGATTGCTGATGAAGCGGTGAAAAAAGCAGAAGAAATCAAAGATAACTATTTCTTAGAACGTAAAAATCCAACGATTAATAGTGAGGTTTCTTCTCTCTTGGATGATGTGATGATTAGTATTTTAAAAAAGAAATTCATAAAGGAATTATCAATGGGTGAGAAAATTGGAACTAACTGATTATTTAAACTATAAATATCAAATTGAAAACAATCATAAAAAATGGTGTTATGACTGTATAAATTATATAAAAGATTGTTTTTGTGGTTATGAAGCTAGCAATTGTAAAATTTTTGGCTCTCTGGATTGTGACCAAGATAAATTTCATCCAGATGTCTCAGCCGATAAGTGTAATGAATATAAACGCTCAGGTAGGCCTTTGTGGGTATATAGGTATATTAATGCTTATGATGCTTTACGATTAGGTCTTATTAAAGAAAATACAAATATTTAGAATGAGGTAGTTTAATGAAACATTTTGACTGGAAAATAATTGGAATTATTGGAATCGTCGTCTTTTCTTTTCTAATTTTGTTTTTTGGATACCAAGTCTCGGTAGGAAATACTGCGACTAGAATGGAAGAACAAATTAATGAATCCTATTCCGGGATTGAAATTCAGCAAAAACATAGGAATGACAGTGTAAAACAACTTGTTCAAGTGGTAGAAAACTTTACTTCACACGAACAAGATATTGTAAATTCTGTCACTGACGCTCGCGCGAAGCTTCAAGAGGGAGACGTATCTGGCGCGCTAAAAAGTCTTAATGTTGTAGTAGAAAATTATCCAGAAATTAAGTCGGATACTCTTTATAGTGATTTAATGAAGGAAATTTCAAGTTGTGAGAATTTGATTGCTTCATATCGAGATAATTATAATCAACAAGTAAAAGAGTATAAAAAATATATCAAAGTCTTTCCTCATAAGCAAATTCTTTCAATACAGGGTTATGAGCCTATTGAAGTAGATTATCTTACTTTTGATTCAGAAGAATTAGAAGTAATTGAAAACATGTTTGGAGAGTAAAATGAAAAAAATAGTTCTCTATGATGGTGAGTTTGAGATTACATTAAGAGAATTGATAACTAGCCTGGCGATTGTCTTTTTGATGGTCGCCTTTGGTTTTTTTATCCATAGTAATATTCACAATAGTATATTAGAAAAAAATGAAAAATACAGGAAAGCGCCAGTCACCAATTCTATTGAATTATATAATTATGTTAAAAAGACGGGTATCGGCAATACTTTTACTATCTTTGAATTAAAAGCCGTTGAGCCGCAGTCAATTCCAGAGCTTAGTGGAGAATATTTATATATTGAGAAAGTAAAGGAACATTATACTCGTCATACTCGGACTGTTTCTTCAACTGATTCAAAAGGAAAAGTAACTACAAAAACAGAGACTTACTATACTTGGGATAGAGTTTGGTCAGAAGAACTAGAATCTAAAGAAATTATTTTCAATGGAGACATTTATCCTATTGATAAATTTAATGGTTATTCCTATAATTCAGCTTCATTATCAGACATTGGAACAGATTATTTGAAAGAAAACTATTATAAAATTCGCGGAAAATACGCTTATGAAGATTCTGATGATAGATATTATTTTGTCATTGTGCCCACCGAAATGCAGGGTTCGGCATTTGTAAATTTAAGTAATAACGAAATTCAAAATGAAATTGTTACACTTTATTTAGATACAACTCCAGAAGAATTAAAAGATATTTCTATTGAGAATACAAATTCCATTCTTGTGATTTTTTGGTTTTTCTGGATATTCTTAACTGGCGGTTTAGTTGTAATATTTTATGTAATAGATAATCGTTGGCTTGAATATTGACAAAAGTGAAAGTCTGTGGTATAATATATATAGAAAGTTAAGAAAGGATTGCGTATATGGCGAGACTTACAGAAGAAAAAATTCAAGAGATTGTAAAAGAATACCAAGTAATCGGAACCTATTCTGGGGTGGCAAAGAAAGTAGGAGTTTCGCCAACAACTGTCAAGAAATACATTGAACAAACGAAGCCCACTGAACCTATTGAAAAGAAAGAGAAGATTTTATTTAATGAATCTATCCCAGACGCGAGTTGTGTCTATATTCCACCGCCCGAAGAGCGAGGAAAATGGATTTGTTTAAGTCCTGACGAACTTTATGAGATGAAAGAGTTGAGAAAGGAGATTTAAATGGCAAAGCCATTCTATCCATGTGATTTTTATAATGATGGAACATATATGATTCGTTATTCAGATGAAGTATATGCCTCTATTGGCTGGACAGAAAGTTCTTATAATGTAGTTCCAGCTAGAATCATGGGACTTTCTTTCCCATCTTTTCTTCGTTTTGCTAGGGATAGATATAATGCGGTTCTTGGTGGGCAAAGTCAGAAATATGTTACGATGACTTTTAAGGATAAAAAAGATTGTCAAAATTTATGTGATATTTTGAATAAAAGATGGAGGGAAGTGATGAATTAAGATGTTTTATTATGCTGTGAAATTTTTAAAAAAGGATTCTACTGAAGCTTTTAGCTCCGACAAAGAATATATTTATAAGACAGACAAAATTTTAAAAAATGGTTCGATTCTTATTAGTTTTAAACGAAAAGATAAAATGGTTCCATATTCAAGTTCGGCAAAAGTAATTCGTCTTGTCGATGGTCAAGAGGCAGAAATGAATACTCCTTGCGAGATACAGGAAATTGAGATTTTAAAAATGAAGGAACCAGATACGTTGTTAAGTTGCTGTGGTATAGATACGAGTTCTTATTTTACTCCTACCTATTCTAATTATTTAGGACTCAATTCAATAGCAGGTGGAGTAAATGTAGGAACATGTAATTCCTTAACTTATGAAGAGATTGATAAAATAGTTTACAACCACATGGAAAAATATACGAAAGAAGAGGAAAAGAATATGAATGTTAATTCTATGTTTAAAAATATGAACTTTGAGTTTGGTAAAGTAAAAGACAATACTATTGCTTACTCTATCAAGGGAATGGCAGTTGGAACCAACGTTGGCACGGTACAAGAATCTTATAAAACTTACGATGGTGACGTTGTTGATGTAACTGGTCTTGTATTTAAGGATATTCCCCTCTATAAAATGCCTGTTGCCATTAAGGATATTACAGAGGGCGATATGGTTATCCATCAAAAGAAGCCTGTGATTGTGGAAGTGATTAATGACGATGGGACTTTGCTTGTGGTAGATGTAGCAAGCGCTTCTGAAATTACTATTTTCCCTGTAAAGAATATCTTTGGATTCAATTTTTATACTAAGATTGTGAATCCTTTTGCCTCTATGATGGGTGGCGCGACACCTGATAATCCTTTTGGTAATATGTTGCTACTTATGATGCTTTCTGAGGGCGAAGATGGTAATGATATGTTGCCTATGTTTATGATGATGAATGGTGGAATGGCCAATATGAATTCCATTCTTCCTTTTTTGATGATGAGTGATTCAAAGGGGGATATGAAGGATATGGCATTGATGATGGTGTTGATGGGAGATAATTTTCTAAAACCCACAGAAAAGTAAAAAATTAGGGAGAGATATTCTCTCCCTTTCTTTCTATTGACTTATGAAAGATTTTATGTTATAATAGTTTTAGAAAGTGAGGAAAAGCTATGATTAGAATTGAAATGCGGTATACAGACGAATATGGAAATACTACTTCTCTCGATAAAGAAACCACACTTTATCCGGACCAAGGTAATGACGAAATTGATGAAATGGAAAAATTCATTAATCATTTCCTAAGAGGAGTTGGTTATCCATCTTTTAACAAGGATAAAATAATTCTTGAGAGCGTAACAGAGGATGAATATGAGGAAATCGTAGATTATCTTTGGGATATGAGACACAAGGAGTCTGAAAATAATGACCAAGCAGATTATAGTGATGCGTAAAGACCTCAATATGAGAAAAGGTAAAATCGCG